CCCAAGATAGGGCTAAAGATGAACATATAATGGTTTACTGTGTTAATATTGGTTGTAGAGAAATTGCCACAAGCCGAAGAAACAATATGTGGTGGTGTGATGAACATTATAGAACATGCCATAAAATAGAGTGCGAAGAAGAAGGTGATGGTTCTTTATCTTTACATATTCCAGATGACTTAGTACAGAAGATTGTACAGGCATTTATAGAGAATGCTTTATATGAAATGGTAAGGGAAAATAAAGAACAAAAAAACGATTAACTAAAGGAGATGAAATGTTTTATATACAAAATAATGCATGGAATAAGATAATAGGCTACTCTGAACACGCTTATGAAACTGAAAAGAGCGAGATAGGTGGTATGTCTGTTGTTGTTAAAGACAAAGATGGTGATTGGGAGATAAAGAAACCAGTCATTCTAAAACAGGAAATATCGACAGGTAACACAGTATTAGATAAGGATGCATTAGCTAACTATTATACTAAGACAGCTAAAATAATGGGTGATGAAGAGTATAGATTTTGTTGGTGGCATAGTCATCACACTATGAAGGCTTTCTGGTCTTCTACTGACCTAAAAGCTATAGATGAGTTTAATGAAGGGGACTTTTCTTTTGCTTTGGTAGTAAATCTGAAGGAAGAATACAAATTTAGGGTTTCTGTATGGGAGCCATTTGAAGTACATTCAGATGAAGAGCTTACTATTTATGGCAAAACTAAAGTAACCAAAGCTATAAAGAAAGAAGTAGAAGCTCTTTGTACTAAAGAGAAACCTTTTACATATACTAGACCAACACATATGTACAATGGTAGTATGAAAAAGTCTACTACCTATGCTGATGGTTGGCCAGAATATGATAATCAAAGAAGACTTCCTTTAGGTGAGGCTATGCTAACAAAAAAGCCTAAACATGTCAATGAAGTAATAGAGGATGTAGATGAGCTTAATACTGATCTTATAGCTGGTACTATTAGCTATCCTTTATACAAGGAAGGTATAGAAAAGCTGAATGAGGAACTTAAGAAAGAAGATTCTTTATATCAGGTAAGATTACTTCCTGAAAATCAAAAGGAAAAGTTATTACACTTATTTCCATATAAGTTTGTAGAGTATAAAACCTCTGGTATGAATATATATGGAAGTTATAATGATGATCCTCTTGATGACTGGTGGGATGATGATATGTACGAAGGAATGGTGTATTAATGAGTATTACAGCTAGATCAGAAGGTCTCTTTGAAGGGACTGGTCAATATACATTCCATATACTTGGCTGCGGAGCTATTGGGAGTTCCGCAGCAACACAACTGGTTAGAATGGGGGCTATGAGCTTTCATCTGTATGATCGTGACAAAGTAGAAGATGTCAATATTGGTGTATCACAGTATACACAAAGCGATATTGATAAATATAAAACGCAAGCATTAAAGGGGCACTTGCTTAGCATTGAACCTAACTGTATAGTAGATGAACATACAGGAGAATTTGATGAGTTCTACTTTCAAGATCAGAAGGATATAGTAATCATTGGGTTTGATTCCATGGGATCGCGATTGGAGGCGGTCACAACTATATGCTCTAACCCTACTACAAAACCAGAATGCATCATAGATGGAAGGATGGGTGCTGAACACTATCAACAATACTTTATAAGTAAACCAACGCTTAAGAAGTATCAAAAGGTGTGGTACTCAGATGCAGAAGGAGATGAAGAACCATGCAATGCTAAAGCTACAAGTTACTGCGCAAATATGAGTGGTAGTTTTATAGCTAATGCTGTACGCAAGTTTATAACAAACTCACCTTTTAATGGTGACTTCAGCTTCCACTTTCCAACTATGATGATACAGAAAATATAACCGGAAGGCAGAAAAAGCTTTGCGGTTAGACACTACTATGTGTATATTTACACGTAGGATGTCAATCCATAAACGATTAATAGGGGGCTATTTCAGTCCCTTGTTAATCTTAACAATAAAGGAGAGAATACACATGAAAACTCTAATGTTCGACCTAGAACATGGGTCTCAAACTCTCGGCTCTAAAGAATATATCCATAAACAGTTTGGTTTTCCAGTGTTACAACCTGGTACTTGGGATCAGTTCCAAAATACTATCAGTAAATTGTATCAACAAAAGACTGTAACTGAAAAGATTATGTTAGGTGATCTTGAGATAGATGAAAAGCGTACAGAAGTAGTATTAAGAAATGGTACTCAAATAGATGCTTTAATCTTGGATACATTTTCAGAACTGTCTAAGAAGTATATGAGACAGCTATCTGATAAAGATGGCAAAATGAAGTTGCAAGGCTGGGGTCAGCTTAAGAATAAGTTAGACGGAGCTTTAGACTTCATTAGTAAGATTCCTGGCGTAGTTGTATGTAACTGTCACTCTAAAGTACAGACTATGGACGATGGTAATAAAGTAATACCATACATAGATGGTAGTAGCAAAGATGATATCAGTAAATGGTTCGACTTTGTATTCTATACACAAGCTGTAATAGAGGATGATGGTTTACACTATAAGTGGGTAACCACTCGTAGTGAGAAATATGACCATGCCAAGGATAGAACAGGTCTATTAGAACCACTTATAGAACAAGATTATCAATTAGTTATCAACGCAGCTAGAGAGAAAGGTTTCTCAGGAGCTAAGATACTAATAATAGGTTCTCCTGGTTCTGGTAAGACCTATAGTTTGCAAACACTAGTAAATGGAGATCGAAATGAGAACACTAACAGTAAGAAAAAGTAGTGGTGTTGACTACACTCGTGGTTGGCATGCACTAACAGTTTCTAAGGCTACATATGGTGATTGGGAAGGCAAAAAATACTTAGATGTATTCTTTGATGACTATCCTGATAACTTTAATATGAGAGTCTATGAACAAAAAGGTAAAGATGGAGAGGAGTTCGCTATAGGACAAGTTTTTCGCTTTGCTAATGCTGGCATTACTGATGGGCTAGACGGTCCTGATGGTAATGTAGTTGTGAAAATAGATGACGATACTAAGCATCTAAAGGGGCAAACTCTTAATGTATACTTTTACCCAGATGGCGACTACACAAGAGCTTTAAAGCAAGTAGCACCAACTGAGTTTGAGAATATCATTGAGAAGTTCACAGAGAATGATGTTAACTATTGGAAGAGGAGAGCAGAACAGTATTATACTGAGTATGTTGCTAAGGATGATGCTCCAACTCCCTCAGCTAATGGTACAACAACTGAAACTGCTGATATACCCTTCTAGGAGGCGTTAGGGGAGTTCGACGACTAAAACCCTACATCCGTTAATAAAGGCTCAGTACTCACCTCGGGCGAAAGCACAATGGTTGACGAACGTCATAATAAGCATGGGTCTCCCCTACACTTTTAACAACATAACATTGGAGAGAAAATGATACAATGTAATAGAGGCTGTGATGCCACAGGCTTACACTGGAGAACACCAGACGGGCAGTTTAAACTGTTTGACTCTGATAACTTAGTACACATATGTAATGATGGTGAAGTAGCAGACACTGATATTAGAACCAGAGTTACTGATAAACTGTTGAAAACATTACACTTAAGTGATGTTGATCAGATACCTTGTGTAGAAAATGATCCAGTACCACCTGCAAAAAAACAAATAAGTATGTTAAAGACAAAGCCTAAGAATGGCTACTTTACCATAACTTCAACCGCAACTGGAATAGCGCTTACTGGAGATGATAAGAGCAATCCTATCTATCTACCTAAAATATCAGTTAAAGAACTGGCTAAAGCACTATTTGACTTCTTTTAAGGAGAAAAATGATTAGAGAGTTTGCATTTGGACTAGGTAGAAGACACTATTTTGAGGATTCATCAAGTATGGGTAAGTATATGAACCTTGATAGTGATACCTTTATGTCTTTATATGAGTATGATGAAGATGTAAAAGACTACTTTGCCAAAAACAAAAAACTAGCTGGTTATGATGGGAAAGCATATATACCTGAAGAGTTTATTCTGGATGTTGATGGGGCGAATCCAGAAGATGCTCAACAAAAGAGTATAGGTTTAAAGATATTATTAGATGACCTAGGAATACCATTTAAAGCTTTCTTTAGTGGTACAGGCTTTCATTTTCATATACCAAGCTCAGCTTTTACGTATATTCCTCATAAGAACTTACATATAAAGCTAAAAACAGTACTCAAAGAACATGGTATATTTGAATATGCTGATCCTTCAGTAACAGACAAACTCAGACTAATAAGAGTACCTAATACGAAGAATACTAAAAGTGGATGTTATAAAGTGCAGCTCGCGAATGGTATGCTTGAAGCTCAAGTAGATGATATTATGAGCTATGCTAAGCAACCGCATGAGCTAGATGATCTAGTATTGGAATGTATAGCACCTGTATTTGATATAACTATAACAGAAAAGGATAAGAAAACTATTAAGACAGGCATTGTCAGTCAAGGTAGATCATCTGATCCTCAGTTATATCCCTGTATTAGTAGTATGTTAGAGTCTGCACCGTATGGAAAGCGTCATACTACGTCGCTTAGACTTGCTTCATGGTTTCGATGGAGATATCCTGAAAGTATAGTTAGAACCATTATGGAGACATGGAGACAAGGTGTTACTGGTAAAGATGATACCATGCCTAAAATAGAGATGGATGGTATTGTTACTAACTGTTATGAAGGTCATAATGGAGAGGGCTATAGATATGGATGTAGTGATATTATTATGGATGAACACTGTAAGAATACATGTCGTTTATACAGAAATAAGAAGAGTCAGACACTTATGGATTCTTCAGACATGGAAAATGTACTGATAGATTTCTATAAATCTGATGTCACACCTATTGATATAGGATCTCTTTATGGTGAGTACTTTCCTATATATCCAGGAGA